GAATGGTCGAGTAAGTCGAGACGCTGATTCGGGTGATATTCAAATCCGTCTGATTAGGGCCTTGTCCGGAATCAGTGCGAATAACATGTTCCAGAAGATCAACGGTATCCACAGGTAAATCATAGGTCGTTACCCCCTGCGCCAGATTAATAGAACCCTGCTCGATGGTCCACAGGTTGATGCCCCGGTTCGCCCACTCACCAATCAAAAAGTTCAGGCTGCGCCGCGCCGTACGGAAGTCATAGCCCGTGCGGAGTTCTAAGCCACAACGCTCAAACGCCTCTTCGAATATCTCGTTGAGGGTCGGGTTAAACGCAGTTGTCGATGTAGTTACGGCCATTACCTAAACCCCGCTGTTTTCTTTGCAATGCCTTTGGGCTGTGCAACGAACTGCTTACCTTTTGCTTTCCCCGCCCGCTTTGCCTTTGTCGTGGCTGCGTACTCGGCTGGGCTTAACGCCTTGATTGCTTTCTCCGGCAAATACCTCTCGCCGGTCTTTGACGATGGCTTTCCTGACTTCGTTTGCCATTTCTGGTCTCCCCAGTCTTTCAAGCTTTGCTGTGGCGCTTTCAATCTTTGTAACCCCCGCCAGCTTCCTTGTACTTCTTCGCCACGAGTTGTGCTTTTCTCGCGGACCACTGACCTGCACCCGTGCCCTGAGTAGCTGCGGACTTCACTTGGCTTACGATCTTCTTGCGAAGTTCAGGCTTGGTGTAGTTACCAGCAGCGTTGACCTTCCCACCTTCTTTGTACTGCGTAAAGTTGGTGTCATCCCGACGGGCTTTCTTCTTCCCGCCGGGCATCTTGGAAGGGTTAATCGCCCCCATACCACGCGAGGCTATCATTAGCAGTACCCGCCTTTTTTCATCGTCACTTGCTTAGCCTTAGTTTTGCCTTTCATGGCAACGCCATCAGCAGCCTTGTGACCACCAGCCAGACCGCCCGAGGCCATCTTTTTCATAGCCATGCCGCCTTTTTTCATGCCAGCTTCAGCCATCTCGTGCTTGACCATCGACTTGGGTGCGCCCTTTTTCTTCATGAACGCAATCTCTTTGCCAACCATCTTCTTTGACTCTTTCATCTCACCGCCTCCAGATTTAGTGAACTCTTTGCCCACAGTTACGGGTACGCCGACTTTTTTAGCGAACTTGGGGTTGTTCGCAACCGCTTGCATAAACTTTTCCTGCTTGGCGGACTTGGCTGGCATCAGACCATCCTGCCTTTCGTCTTGCCCTTGGTGCAGCAGCCGTCCGCACGGGCTGACGCTGAAGACACTTTACCGCCTTTTTTCATGCCGCGAGTTTCACGTTGCAGTTCGGAGGCGTATCTCGATGCTTCATCAAGATTTTTAAACGGGCTACCGCGTTTTCCGCCTATAGGCGGACTATACAAACGACTTTGGCTTTTATCATTTGGGTTACGCGTAACTGTTATGTTGTCCACATCACCGTCTTCAGACGTCGTTGGACCGGACTCAAAGGTGGCTTTACCTCGCGGTAGTCCCTGTCCCTTGCCAGCACTTTTGTCTTTTTCGCCCGTTACAGCTTTAGCAACCTTATTTAACTTGGCCTGTGCAGTATCAGGATTTTTCTTATCCTGCTCGTCCATACGTTTCTGAGCTTTCTCGTTCTGCTCAGGTGTGCCCATGACGTTCTCGTACATCCGGCGGGGGAGTGATTTATCAGCCATGATTAAGCCCTCGTCTTTCCACGAATTGCGCATCCATCGGCACGTTTTGATGCCGACGAAACTGAGCCGCCAGAGGCGTACTTCTTAACCGCGCCGCCTTTTTTCATCGCTTTGCCTCTTTCAAGCTCCCTCATGTATGCGGCGTTTTCTTTTTTCTTCTTTTCTACCTGACGGCGGCGTTCTACTTCTCGTGCACCTTCTGACATTTTCTGTTCTGGAGTACGCGCCATACTTTTACTGCGATTGTCAATTGTGCCTTGGACAGCTTTAGCAACTTTAGATGTTGCTTCTGTTTTGTTTTTATCGCCGGGCGTAGGAATGCCTTTACCGCTAAGACCAGCTTTACTGGATAGAAAATTCTGGCGTTTTTTAGCCGCAGCTTCTTTCTCAGGGTAAGGCTTAAGCTTGCCCTCACCTACTACTTTAGATTCGCCCGCTTTCAAAACAGGTGGCTCTTTTTTACCTGTATCCGAACCCGCCATACCTTGACCTGTAAACGCAGGGGCGTTAGCTGCGTTAGCTGCGTTAGCTGCATTTCCTTGATCTGCGGCTTTTCTTTGTAACCTAGCATCTTTAGCTGCCATAGCTGCGTCAGCTGCGTTATTACTAGTATCTACTGCCGCTGATTTATATGACATGCCTTTTGCTAAAGCGGTTCTTTTTGCTTTATTTTCTTCGTCATCAGCCGCTACGTATTCTTTTCTATCTTCAGTTTTACCAGTAAATCCTGACGAGTCTGTACCGGACTGTTTTTGCGCGTCTTTTACGCCTTGTGCTACGTCAGGCTTTTTAGTAGATGCACCGCTACCTTCGTTAGAGCTACTCTGCGTGCTCTTACTATCGTCCTTACTCATGTACTTATCGTACAGAGCCTTACCGATTAACGCAGCGCCTATACCGGTAACAATGTCGCCACCGCGACCGAACTTTTTAACTTTACGTTTCATGGCTTATCCTTTTTGCCCAATGAGTTGATCAATTTTCGCCTCAAGTCGGTTAAAGCGTTGATCAATGTGGTCAGTGATGCGTTCAACTTCAGCTTTAGTGACGTTATCACGAGCGATCTCCTCACGAGTCTTGTTCAACAAGATCGTAATCCGCGCTAACTCCGAAAACTTCTCGTGCGCTATGTAAGCAAAAAGACCGGTAAATAACGTCAAGCCACCGGTCCAAACATATGTCATTTCCATGCTCAACATTTCCATGCCCTAAGTGATTTATTGATACGGCTATTTGGATCGTTCGCGGTTTTCGACGAGGTGAGCTTCTTTTTCATCCCTTCCATTCTGGAACAGAACGATTTTTTCCTTGCGCCGCCTTCCGGTTGGGGGGCTTTCAACCCCGGCTTCCCCGGATTCGCTGCGTTGTAAGAAGCTCTCCCTTTGGCGTTTAGACCACCCTTGGGATTTTTGCCCTCTTTCCGCGTCCATGCTGGGGACTTAGCCATAGAACACCACTGCGGTACAGTTAGCACCAATTGTTACAAGCAAGCTTGTCGCACAAAGTACGCCTTCCCCCGGAATCCAAATGTCATCCGAGGCTTGCCCTGCAATAATAAAAGTAAACAATGTGGTTGCACCGTCTTTAACGGCAATACTCGTAGCACCAGAGGTGCTGTACCAAATGCCTTTGAAACGAGCACGCCCGTTAAATACAGTAGTAGTTGCGTTAGCTACGCAATCCTTACCTTTAACGTCTGTTTGCATCATGGTGATGCCTCCTTATTAGACGTTCTGCTGACCAACCAGAGGATCGGTAACGAAGTAAGTGATAACACCAGCTACAGTACCCGAAGCCGAAGTGTTGTCAGTTACAGTCACATACGACATTTCAGTCAACGGTGCGCCAGTCACAACCGAACCAATCGACGTAGTGCCAACAGCCGCTACAGACAGAGCCGAAGCGAAGAAGTCGTTGTCAGCAGTGCCAGAGGTGTAGCCGGTTGCGCCAATGTCGCAGGTACCAGCGCCAGCATCAGTTACCGAAATAGAAACGATAACAGCACCAGATGGAAGAATGAGGTTTGCTGCGCCGGAAGCCGAAGAGACTTTCACGTTAGTGCCAGCAGTAGCTGGGGAAGCGTCAGCGATGTAGAACTGAGCAGCCATCAGGCCGGAACCACAATATGCGGTGCGAGTGTTGTCGCCGCCGCCCGAACGCCAGATGCTTTGGGTAGTAGAAAGTGCCATTTGAATTGTCCTCTTTATGCGAGTTTAGTGCGACGATCTGCATAAAAGTTGGCCGGGAGCCATTCGTTCGCACCGGTATTCCCGGATTTACTGCTTTATACCATACAAAAATGGGGGGCGAAAGCCCCCCATTTCCTTACGCGCCTTGCGAGCCGTACATACCCAATGGGTCTGACCAGCCGAAGGAATAACGCTCACGAGCCTTGTAACGGACGTTTCCAGTATCGAAATCACCATCCATCGAGTTAGCCAGTGGGCTACGAACAAAGTGCTTCATGCCGTTTGGAACGTCAGTGGTCAGGAACCACGCGTTTGTATCGGTCAGGAAGTGGTTGATCGTATAACCTTCTGGGATCGAACCGTTGTTCTTCAGAGCGTTAACATCATTGTCATTGGTACCGACGCGGAGTTCGGTTTCCAGCAGACGAGTTGCAACAAACTGGAGAGCGGGAGGAACGATCAGCTTTTTAGGCTTGGCTGCAATCAGCAGACTACGTTCGTCAGTCCACGCAGCGATTTGAATCACAGCGTTTTCCAGCGAAGTTTCGTTCAGGTCAGCAGGGGTCGAAGGGATGTTCGAGTTAGTGCCGCCAGAGACGAGTGGGTGGCTTGCATTGAACAGGGAGACATTGTCACCGCCCGGGTAGGACGACGAAAAGCCGTTGTTCAGGACGTTAGCCGCCTTGACTTGCTTGGTGTACGACATGGCACGAGCCAGAGCCTTGGTATAACGAGCCGAGAGGCTGTCATACAGGTTATCTTCGATGGCCTCTTCGGTCAGCGAGAAACCCAGAGCAATGGTTTCGTGGTTGTACCTTGCAGTCCAAGCTTCCTGCGCGTTGTCATAAGCAATTGCGCTACCCTCGT